CGGTCGCCCACGACCCGGCGGTCGGAGAGGAAGTGGACAAGAGGGTGTACGCCGTGTTGTCGAACTTGAAGGCGTAGTAGTGCCCCTGCACATAGGCGCCGACCAGCACCGGAGCGGTGGGGATGTCATGCGTGACGGTCCCCGCCGCGTCCTTCGCGAGCAGGCCGTCCTTGTTCGAGATCGCGATGAGCCGGTTGTAGTCGTCCGTGATCGCGATCGCCGCGTTGTGCATCCGGATCCCCGCCTGGTTGATCCGGACCGTCTGCACCGCGTTCGCGACCTCGGCCGTGTCGTACCACGGCATCCCGGTATCGTAGTGCGTCGTCGTCTCGTCCTCAGTCGACGCCTGGTAGCAGAGGTCGGCGAGGAAGCCGTCGATGGCGTACGCCTGTCCGCATCCAGCGTTGCCGACGAGGAAAGCGTCGGCCGCGAATGCCAGCGACGAGACCGTGCCTGCGCTTGCAGTCGCTGTCTGTTCCACGCCGCCCACGAAGAGCGAGATCTCCTGATTCGGTATGTCGTACACGACCTTGATGTGCTGCCAGGCCCAGAGGGCAGCGTTGGAGGCGAACGCACTCGTCGACCGTACGGCCCTGTAGTTGCTCGCGTCGACATAGATCGCGGCCATCCACTTGTCGGTGGACTGCTCGTACCGGAGGAAGACCGACCCGTCGATGGACCCTGGGACCCCACCGAGCACCCAGCCGTAGAGGTTCGAGCGGGTGTCGTAGTTGAACATCGGCCGCAACCAGAGGTCGATAGTGCCAGAGGTAGCGGGCGCCATGGGGTAGTCCAGCCCACCGGCGGAGCGCGATATCGGCGTGTACGGCGTCGGGTAGGCACGGAGCTCGACCTGGAACGCCGTCGCGTAGACGTTCGCGTTGTCGTCCGCCGACCCGGTGTACAGGCGCAGGCTCATCGTCGTGCCGGTGAAGGCCGTCGTGATCGCCGCGACGAGGATCGCGTCCGTTCCGATCGCCTTGGCGAAGGCGAGCGTCCCGGTCGACGCGGTTGCGGTCGGAGTCGCCCCTGAGAAGTCCACGTCGACCTGGCAGCGGAGCGTCGCCCCGTCGTACGCGCGGAGCGTCGGGGCGTTCGTCGTACCCTTCTTGATGACCGCCTGAATCCCGTGCACCGCCGTAGTGACCGTGATCTCCTGGTACTCGTAGCCGGCGGCCGCGGAGCTGTTCTGGATGAGCCAGAGCTTCCGGCCGCGCAGCGTGTAGCCGCTGTCGGTAGGCGCGTCGACGTCGCTCTCCGACCACGAGCTCATGCTCAGGTCCTCGGGGTCCACGACCAGGTTCGTCACGGCCGCGAAGCACCCGATCACCCCGAGTCCTGTCCACTTCGACCAGCCGTTGGCGTACTCCGTCCCGAGCTCGTCCTTGAGGTACCCCGGCTCGAAGACGACCTCCCGGGAGGTCGGCGCCCGGCCGAGGTGCGAGAGGCAGTCCGGCTGCCGGAGGTCGAAGAGCTCCGCCCCGGACGGCAGGGCGTCGTAGCCGTCGTACACCGCGGCACTCCCGTCCGAGGCGAAGGCGAACTGCTCGGCGTTGAGGGTCGAGCTGTCGATGTCTGTCCCGGAGATGGTCGACGCCCCGGCGACGCGCCCGGCCGGCGCGACCGCGGTCAGGTCGGAGTCTCCCGCGGTCTCCGTGTAGTCCGCGAGCTCGACCAGGGTCACGACCGTCCGCGTGAGCGTGTGCGGGCCCTCGGAGCGGTGCTCGTAGCCCTCGACCATGCAGTACAGGGAGATGTCCGTGGTCGGGTTGAAGACCACGATTGCCCCGGGCTGGAGGTGCGGCGTGAAGTCGCAGACGGCCTCGAAGCGCTGCCGGGGCGTCTGGCCGAAGCTCGTCCACCGCTGGCAGGTCGTCTCAGCCTGCGCCCGGCTCGTGACGTACTTCCCCGGGATGTCCTTGTCCACGAGCTCCCAGTCGTCCAGCCCGGCGATCTTGTGCTGTACCGTCGTCCGCGACAGGACACGGATCGGAACGCCGTACAGGATGAGCTGCGAGATCGTGACCGGACTCGCCCCGGTGTTCTTGAGGATGATCTCCGAGGCGTCCGCGTGCTGCGAAGTCTTCGAGGAGTCTGTCCCGGCTGTCCCGTTGAAGCTCTCGAGCGTGAGCGTCCCGGATCCGGTGTACTGGATCTCCGTCCCGACCCCGGTGCGCTTCCTTGCCGAGGTCAGCTTGACGATGGTCGGCGTGACGATGTTGACGCCGATCGGGAAGGCCTCGCCGCCGCGCTCGTAGCTCAGCCGTGCGACCGCGTACTCGTCCGTCCCGCCGGGCCAGTATTCCCCGGCGGCGATCGTGATCGCGTTCCGGCGCGTGGACTCGTTGTACGACTCCATGCACTTGGCGATCGGGCCTGCCGCGAGCGCCTGCCACTGCTCATACTCGATCTTCGCCCGCGTGCAGAGGACACCCGACCCGACAGCCTGGAACGAGTGCACGTTCGTCGAGTCGAAGGTGTACTCGTACGAGCTCGCCGGCGCGTTCCACTCGGCCATTGTCCACCGCGCCAAGCGGAGCTTGCCATCGTACCGGAAGCCGAGGAGGCAGTTGTGGGCGAGCGCGAGGTCCTGGAGCTCATGCCAGTAGCTCGCGCCCTTGTCGACGTAGACGTAGTCCTTCGTGACCTCGAGCGCGGTCCCGACCTGGAAGTCCGTGTCCGTTGCCGGCGTGAGCCCGAGCAGGCCCGCGAGAATGTGCGCCAGGCTGTTCGTCGCGTCCGTCGACTTCGAGATGTACTTCCCGACGTAGAGCGTCTGGACGTCCGCGGTGTGCGCCATGCCGCGGGACTGCGACGGGTCGGACGCCGAGACCGTGATCACGTCGTCCGTCGCGCTCCGCTTCTCGCGCGCGACGCCGGCCTGGTCGACGTACCCGGCGAAGACCTGGATATACTCGGCAGCGCCGAGCTTCACGCTGATCTTGACCGGCGCTCCGGCCCAGTCTCCCGCGTCCGCGATCTTCGGGACGTTGCGGAGAGCGAAGAGCGCCGCCGAGGCGAGGCCCTCCTGGAAGACCGATCCCGACGCCTCGATCCGAACACGGTTGTTGTCGAGTGAGCTCGTGTAGTCCGTGTACGATCCGTCGACGTCAGTATCGACCTCGATCTTCCACCACGCCTCGCCATTGAGCGCAGCGCGCGCCGCGAGCTCGGCGTCGAAGATGGCGGTGGTAGGTATGGTCAGGACCGGGGCTGCCATGTCACGACTCCACTATGGTGATCCGCCCGCCGATCCCCGCGTACGCTTCGAGTGCACGCGCCATTTCCCTGCCGACCTCTGCGGGACCCCCCGCTCCCCACACGCTGCCCTGGATGGTCAGGTAGACGTAGATGTCCGGCTGATGCTCCACCGTCGTCTGACTGCCGGAGGTCCCGTAGCTCGTGCCGGCGTGCGAGATCGCGGTCCCGCCCTTGTCGATCAGGTCGCCGTAGGAGATCTCCGGGAGGGCCTCGGCAGCACTCGCCGGGTTGTAGTCCCAGTGCTCGAGCTGGTTGCTGGGCAGGCGCAGGAGGTTCAACACGTCGATGACGGCGTTCACGATACCCACGACGGCCTTGGTGAGCCCTACGAACATCGAATAGATGATCTGACCGACCGGTCGGATGATGTTGTTGTAGAGCCAGAGGAAGGCCTTGCTGACCGCCTCGATGATCGGAGTGAGGAACTCGATCACTGGAGCCAGCATCGTCCCGAGGAGCTCGCCGACCACGACGAGGATCCCGACGAGCGGAGCGAGCGCCTGATCGACGAGCGGGCCGATGATGCTCAGGGTCGCGTCAAGGATCGTCGAGATCGGGTCGAGTAGGAGCTTGATGCTCGTGATCGACTGGAGCATGTCCATGAAGGCGCCGGCGAGCTGGCCTGCGACCCCAGCGAGCGCGCTCGGCCCGCGCATCTCCTCCGGGGAGCCGTACTCCGTGAGCTGGAGGCCTCCGGCCGCGGCGGCGCCCTCGGCCTTCTGAAAGCCGACCTGCGCCCACTCCGCCTCGCTGTTGAAGGCCGTGAGCTCGCTCGTGAGCGCGCCGAACCACTTCACCGTATTCTCGACGGCCTCGCCGAGCGCGTAGGTGTCGCCTTCGGTCTCGTCGAAGAGCTGGCCGAGGTACTCGAGCGGCGTGTAGCCGAGGTCGGTCACGAGGTCGAAGTTGGGGTAGTAGCTCGGGACGTTCTTGGTGGGGTCGTACCCGGTGTCCACCACCGTGACCGGGAGGGGCTTGCCGGTCGAAGGCGACACGACCTTCGCGAGCGCCTCCTCGCGCTGCATCGCGGACTCGATCATGTCCGTCAGGCGGTCGACGATGTTGTCCCAGTACTGAGCGTCGCTCGCCCTGGAGCCGAAGGCCGCCGTCTGGAAAGCACGCTCGGCCGGGGTCAGCGTCCGCCACATGATCGCGTTCGCGAGGGCCTCCGTGGCCGCCTGGTGCATCGCGGCGAGCTCGTCGGAGGACATGCTCGCGGCCTGGCCGTAGCTGAGCGTCTCGGCCATCTTGGTCAAGCGCATCCTCGACAGGCCCGCGGTGCCGCCCTGGAGGAGCTCCGTCAACTTCTCCATACCGGGCTTCGCGAGCTCTGCGAGGATGCCTCCGATCTCCTCCTTCAGGTCGCCGAAGGCGTTCGCGAGCTGCGTCACCTTCCCCGCCGCGGTGTCGCCCATCGCTTCGGCGACGCCGCCGACGCGCCGCTCGAGCTCCTCGAGGAGCTTGTTCTGCGCTTCGACGGTGTCTCCCTGCTCGACGAGCGTCTTGATCATCGCCTTCGCCTGCTCGTCGAAGACGACGCCGGCGCGACGGAGGCGAGTCAGACCGGCCTCGGGGTCCTCGAGGGCGACGCCGAGGTCCCGCGTGGCTGAGACGAGGTCGGTGCCAAACATGGTCGCCAAGTCGGAGGCGACCGATAGCACGCGCGGGAGCGTTGTCTCGGAGATCTCGTCGAAGGTGAGGGCGATGGCCGCGGCGTTCTCGACCAGGTCGTCGCCGAACATCGTCGTCGCCTGGAACTGCGCCCCGAGCTGCTTGATGTACTCGCTCGAGATCGTCGCCGACTTCCCGGTGGCGCGCAGCACGGCGTTGACGCGGGTGATCGCCTTCTCCTGCTCGTAGTAGGCACTGGTCACGTCCTGGACCACTGTCCACGCGGTGCGAGCGACGGCGGATACCGTCTGGTAGGCGGACCGGACCGTGTAGATGGCGGAGGCCAAGTCGAGGGCCGACCTCGAGCTCTGCTTCGTGGATTCCTTCGTCGTCTTCTCGACGCCCTGGATGGCCTCCTTGGCCTTCCTAGCGGCCTCGGATACGTGCTCCTCGGCGTCGATGACTACTGATACTCGCTCGCTGGGCAAGGTCCCTATTCTCCTTCGACCTCAGCTCGACCATCTTCCCGCGGATGATCTGATAGACCGCGACGTCGTGCGCCGGCTGCGCTCCGTACGGCCCCGGGTGCTTCCAGTGCCGGAAGGCCCCGTCGCCGTCGAGCAGCATCGACACCTCGCGCACCCACGGCCCCCATACGTCCACGCACTCCTGCGGCCTTACCGGCTCGTCGCGCCACTCGCCATCATCCCAGACTGCGTCGTCGGGGAAGTACCGGCCTTCGTCGTCTCGGGCTCCGGCGTGGATCCACTGGACGACGAGCTCGATGATCCGGACCTCCCTCTGAGAAAAGGGCCGGGGTTCGCCTGAGCGATCACCTCCAGGATCTCCAGCGCGACCGGCTTGTACTTGAGGAGCTCCTCGACCAGGTCGCGCGGCACGACCGTGCTCGCCGATCCGTCGTCCGTAAAGTTGTGCTCCCCGATCCCGTGCGTCAGGCGCAGGCCGGCGATCTTCGGGTCTAGCGACACGGAGAGCCGCTGGAGCATCGAGAACTCCTCGTCCGTCAGGGCGTCCGCCGCGCGGCGCTCGAAGTCCGCGCGGTTCTCCGCGCTGTCCTTGTCGGGCCGGAGCTTCGCGAGCTTCCGCATGAGCGAGGCCGGGAGGTTCTCCGCCTCCCGGATCTCGTCCGATGCGATCACGCTGAAGCGCTTGGCCCGGACCCAGTACCCCGGGAGACTCTCCAGGTTGTGGATGTCTCCCAGGATCGACTGCCGGGCCTTCTCCTTCCAACTCTCCCCCATCCTCCCCTCCTCCTCACGATCAGGTCATGTTGACGCTCGACACCATGTAGATCTCGACCGGGTTGCCGTAGTACCCCGCCTTCGGGGCGATCGCCGCGAAGTTGTACTCCGCGTCCAGGACGCCGTTGTTCTCCGGCCGATTGAGCGCCGTGAGCTCGCAGTACGGCAGGTTCACGATCAGGCACTCCGGAACGCTGGCGCCGATCGTCTGGCCCTTGAACCAGAACGAGAGCGAGACCTGCGTGCCGTCGAAGATCGACTGCCGGTGCGCGTAGGACGTCGCGTCGAGCGGCACCTGGATCGTGCCGGTCACGTCGAACTGCCCCTTGCGGTTGTACTTCCTCGAGGCGTCGCCCTGGCCGTACGTGTCCTCGACGCCGTTGTTGTTCAGGTTGAGCGTGACGTTGCTGACGTACGTGTACTCCGCGGCGCCGAGCGACGTGCTCCCCTTCCAGAAGACGAGCGGGTCGATGTCCGGCAGGGTCTGCGCCGTGTCCGAGACCGCGAAGGTGAGCGAGACCCCGGTCGTGGTCGCGCTCGCTGTCTTCGAGAGCTCGAGCTCGCCCGCCTCGTCGATCGTCGTGATCGAGGAGATCGTCGTCGAGGCCTGGATGCCGCTCCCGGTCACGGTCATGCCGGCGAGCAGGTACCGCGTGTCGATCGACTTCACCGTCGCGTCGCCTGAGGTGATGTTGCCCGTCTTCGTGACGTCCGCGTACTCCTTGAAGGCCTGGATGCGTGCGGTCGCGGTGACGAAGCCCTGGAGGGCCGCTTCGATCGAGAGGTTGTCCACGACGCACCCGCCGTAGACCTCGTTCGACGGCCGCTCGTCGACCTGGATCGAGAGCGTCGGCCGCTCCGTGGTCCCGATATGCGCGAGGAGCTTGTAGAGGTACGCCGAGGAGGTCGTGCTCGAGAAGAAGACGTAGACCCAGGTGTTCTTGCCCTGCGCCGCGGTGATGTCGATGATGTCCGCGGCGTCGACGGAGTCCGCGCCGAAGACCTTCTCGCACTCGTAGTCGTCGTACGCCTCGATCACCGCCACGAGCTCGCCGAGCGTGTCCGTCGCCGCGGCCGTCAGGTCGATCGACCCGGCCGTCCCGAAGTTCGAGTCGGCGACCTCGGCTCCGTAGGTTCCGATGGACGACGCGAGCGTATCGCCCGAGGTGTTCGCGACGATCTTGCAGCTCGCGCTCGAGCCGGTGTACCGGATCCGGATGCACCCGCCGACCTGCGTGCCGTTCGATACGGGCGTGGTCCCGCCGACAGCCGAGTAGGCGGTGAGGATGCACGCGGGCGAGGGGCGGAAGCTCAGCGCCAGGTCGCCGCCGGACAGGAGCCTCGTGGTGTAGAAGCTCGTCGGCATGTTCTCCCCGGAGATCGCCGGGTCGCGCTCCTTGGTCACCGCGGTGTCCAGGCCCGGATTGCCCGTGATCGGCAGGCGGTAGGCGCGGGCGACAACCGTGCCGGCGGAGCTCTCCAGTCCGACCGTGGCCTTGAGCAGGTTGATACTCATGGTCTAACTCCTCTCCTCGAACGTCGTCCGGATCTCTAGTCGCCGGCGCATGATCTGTAGGAAGGTCTTGGCCTCCGCGTACTGCATGAGGTCCGAGTAGTCCACCTCGCCTCGGCGCACGCGGTTGAAGCGCGAGCCGAAGGTGAGGTCCGCCTCGATCGCCATCGCGAGAGCGAGGTCGTAGTAGAGCAGCGTATCGCGTACCGTCGAGCGGTCGTTGGACGAGTGGTACGCCGTCATGTCAACGTAGTGGAGGTCCATCCCGTGGGCGCCGGCGCCCTGGTCGTCGGCGTAGGACGCGCGGCCGTTCGCCGGCGTGAACTCGATCGTCGGGTACTGCCGGCTCACGCTCTCGATGAAGACGATCTCCTGCGGGCTCGTGATCGTGATCGACTTCGCCGTCTCGATCGCGGTGATCTCGGTCTCGAAGACGCCGCCCGTCACGAGGTACGCCTTGATCCCGGCGAGGACGTCGGTCATGCCCGTGTGGCCCACCTACATCCTCCCCCGGGTGCTCTCGATCCACTCGAGGCCCTTGACTGCCCACTCGTGGATGATCCGCGCCCAGCGCTTCTTGTCCTGGTCCGTGAGCTGCACGGGCTTGCGCCGCGGCATGTTGCGCGTCCCGGTCTGGTGGAAGATCGCGTACGGGACGATAGTCCCGAACTCGGCGCGCTGCGGGTAGATCTGCCGGACCGTGTCCGCCGTGGGCCCGCGCGAAACCCCGCGCAGACTCTCGTACATCCGGCCGTCGAAGATCAGGATCGGGGCGCCCGGGCGGACGCGGGCCTTCCACGCCCGGTACTTGGGCGAGAGCGGCGACCACTTCTCGGGCGTGCCCTGAGCGCCGAAGTTGCGCTCGACGGTCTCCGTGAAGTCGTCGGCGATCACGCCGAATGGCTCGCGGAGGTCCTTCATCTCCTCCTCGAAGCGGTTGAAGCCGCGGACGAAGCGCTCCGTGCCGAGTGTCTCGATCGAGACGACTACCACAGCTTGTCGTCCTCCTCGGTCGAGTCGTAGTTGCGGGTGAAGGGCGCGTAGTCCCTCACGTCGTGGTGCGTCGGCTTCGCCCCGCCGGCCGGCGCCTCGAGGATCGTCGGGCGCTTGAGGAGGAGCTTCATCGCCTCGTCGAAGTCGGCCCTGTACATGGCGACCGCCTCGGCGTCGCGATCGAGCGAGCGGAGGACCTGCGCGCAGACCCAGTTGACCGCCATCGTCTCGAGGTACGCCAGGGCGTAGGTGTTCGTGATCGGCATCGTCGTGACGAGCGTCCGGACCACGGGATCGAGGACGTTGTCCGAGACCTCGCCGAGCCACGCCGTGACCTGCGCCTCGGTCGGCTTGAGCGTATCGTAGACCGGGTCGCCGAAGGTGATGTTGGGGAGCTTCGCCTGTACGTCCGAGAGCGTGGCGTACGCCATGGCCTACCTCCGCGACCTCCGCGTGTACTGCCGCCTCGGCTGGACGGGCGGCGCCGCCTCGGCCTGCGCGGCCGCGAGGGCGAGCTCAGGCTCGTCCGTGATCGCGAGCTTCGGCGCCGGCGGCGTCGGGGGCGGCTCCGGGATCTCCGCGGCCTGCGCGAGCTCCTCGTGCGGGGCCTCCTCGGGCTTCGGCCCCGGGAGCGCTCCCTCGAGGAGCTCCACTACGCCGCGGCCGACGAGGATGCCCGCGACGGACTCCTTCATCTGCGTCTCGTAGCCGTTCTTCTTGAACCGAACCTTGACCACCTTCTCCTCCTCGATCGTCCGCTCCTTGATACGAACCTCCGGCGGCAGCATGACGCCGTCTCCTCTCGCCTGGAGGATCTTCGCGACGCTCAGTCGTAGGCGCGTGACGTATGTCGACCCGTCGCCCTGGAAGCTGAAGCGGACCATCTGCTCGTCGTCGTACCCCTGATAGTGCCCGGCCTGCTTGCCCGTCTCCTTCTCGTACTGCGCGGCGAAGAGCTGCCGGTACTCGTCGCCCGGTATGTGCGGGATCCCGGCCGCGTACTTGTTGCAGTACCGGACGGTCGACGACCCGCTCTTGAGGTACGGCATGTGGTCGTAGCCCCAGAAGGTTACGTGATCCCAGCCGTAGTGCTCGAGGATCTGCCTCCAGCGCTTCACCCACGTGCTCTTGCGCTGCTCCCAGAGCCTCGGCGAGTGGATGTCCGGTCCTCCGAGGTCGAAGCCGGCGCAGATGACGTCCAGGCCCTCGTGTAGCGCCTGCGCCACGAGCGTCGTGCCGGAGTCGTGGCGGAACTCTCCCGGGCAGGTGAAGACCCTGCCGACCGCCTGCCCCGCGTGCCCGCCCCAGATCTCGAAGGTGAGCTCCGCGTGCGCGCGCTGGTACTCGGCGGCCTCCTCCATGACGGTAGCATGGCCGGTGAGACGGGTTAGCCTAGGCCCGATCTCGGGTTCCTGATAGGCAAGGTTGCATCCCCAGATCTCACCGGCCCATTCTCTGATCTCACGCACGAGGAGCAGGCGCGATACGCCGTTGCCGAGTATCAGGACCTGCTTCCTCGTGCTCT